AATATAGTGGAACGCCAACACTTGATGATTTCTTTAAATATGACGATTATATAAGTACATATACTGGAGTAACATCACCTAACACAAATACAGATCAACAATATTTTAGTATAACAATACCATTATTTATAGGATATCAACTACTGGATATATATGATAAAAATACATGGATTGATATTGGTGAATTTTTTATTGGCTATACTTGTGCCATAGTATTCAATCAATGCGTAAAGTTATAGGGACAATAGACTTTTAATAACATGTTCTTCCATTTTTTCGGCCTCATTTGTCTTTTTAGTATATTTCCAAACTAGGTCATTCATAAATCCATAGCCACCCATATTTACAGAAGACCAAGGCAGAACATTATTATAATACGAAGGTGCCTTGAAACAGTCGCTCGTTCCTTGCAAAGAACATACAAGATCCGTATGTTTTAGAATGATAGAATCGGTACACTTGATTTGACCCGTATTTCTAAAAGGAGATGTATATGTGAGCCAACTAATAGGACTTTTTGCTGTAATCGTGTGTTGCAATAGCCAATTCATATCTTGTTTTAGTTGTTTATCATAATCTTCTTCCTCCATTCTCTTAGGACCCGTAATAGACTCTGTATACATTGGTTGCGTACTACTCTCCATAAGTGGTGTTAATAGTAGTTGTAGTTCGGGGGCATCTATATGAACACTCTTCTTACTACAGAATTCAGTATTTGCTACATCAGAGCCTGCTAGAAAATCGTTATAGATTTTTACACGCTCGGACCATGTATGTTTTTTTCTTTCAGAATCGCATAGTTCTAAAGAACCAGGGACCCATAGAACAAGACTATAATTATCATCGCACCATCGGATAAAATCTCTAGTGTTGGAATTGGGTAGCCCGATATCTCCAAGGAGTGCAAGCACAGGTGCTACGGGCTTTAGAAGCGTCTTGGATGAGCTTATAGGTAGATTATCGACATATAACTTACTTGCAAATTGGAGACGAAATGTTTTTGAAAGTATGGACTTCATTAATACTAATTCTATATTATTATTTAAGTCCTAAGTAGGATGCCAGCGAATAAAACAAGAAAGCAGAACAGACCTTCGAGCAAGGTTCAGCATCATCACCTTTTATTACGCATGGAATTGGAAACATGCCCTGGCGAAAATGATAAAGAAAAGGTGTCAAATATGATTGATAATATTATTAAAGATATTAATATGAAAAGTCTTGCTTCACCGCACGTATATTATATGAAATATCCTAGATTTAATGAAGGCCTTACAGGAATTGCTCCGATTGAAACGAGCCATATTGCGTTCCATTTCTGGAATCGCCCTGACCCTCGTTTCCTTCACACTGCCAATAGCAATTGCCTTCTAGAGTTTGATATATATACATGTGGCACCTTATCTGCCAGAAATATTGGCAAGGTACTTCATCACTTAACATTTTATAGACCTGTATATGCGGATGTAACTCTAATTGACCGCAGTAAGGGTTTGACCATTGATAGACATATGCATTGGAATTCGGAAGAAGGACAGAGCTGGATAAATTGGCTGAAGTCACCCGTATTTACGAAGTACTAAGACTAATAAACACTCAGAGTTCTTGCGCTAGGGTCCGTCGCATTACTCCACTGGGGCATCCAAAAATACGGCACGATATGTTGTGTTGAACCATAGAAACGGTTGAACAGAACTCTGTAATAATATGCCTCCGAAGTCTTGGGAGTTAAATGCGTAAATTCCTTCGCCTTTACTACCCAATCTTCACCAACTTCTGCGAGCGCTCTCTCTTGGCACTCCTGAAACCAAGGCTTCTCTAGACCACTTACACCATCGCTAAATGCTTCCTTTTTACGAAATAGAACCGCACTAGGAAGAAGATTGCTCTCCAAGAATGCAAGACGCAGAACTTGTTTCTCATTCACAATTCCTTTTACAGGGCGACGTAGAGCAGTGGAAATACTCTTTGCGACTGATACGAATTGTTTGTCTAGGAACGGCGTACGAGGTTCCAGACCATGACTACTAATACTGCGGTCAGAGCGCAGAACATCGAACATATGAATATCCTGTAGGAGTCTCGATGTTTCCGCTTCGAAAGCCGCATCAGAAGGGGCATTGTAAAAATACATATATCCGCCAAGGACTTCATCTGAACCATCCCCATTGAATACGACCTTGCAATCGCTACGACGCGCAATTTCACGACTCACGAGCCAATTTCCAACAGACGCACGAACGGTTGTAATATCATAGCTTTCAATGGATTGAATTACATCAGGAATCGCCGAAAAGAAATCATCAGGTGTCATTACAATTTCCGTATGGTCTGAGCCAATATGGGTGGCAACAAGACGAGCATGACGTAAATCTTCAGAGCCTTTGAAGCCAATGCTGAAGGTCTTCAGAGAAGGAAGACCAGCACTCTTGAGTTCCCGTTGTACAAGCGCTGCAATAAGACTGCTATCGAGGCCACCACTTAGAAGCGCGGCAACAGGTCGCTCGGTCATCATACGCTTCTTTACGGCCTCCGTTAGTGCAACTTCTAGAGCACGACTTGCGCGTGTCATTTCATTGTACTCAGGATTCTTCAGCCAAGGAACCGTGTGATATGCTTCAAATCCAATGCGGTTGAGTGTCTTCAGGTCATACGCTGCATAATGACCAGGGGGAAACGCCTCTACAATCGCACAATCAGATGGAAGCGCCTTTAGTTCACTGGAAAATACAATACGTTCCACAGGACGAACACCAGAGGCATCCGTAATACACATACGGTCACCAACAGATTCCGTTGTTTTATCTCCTAGCGTATAACCAACATAGAGAGGGCGCACTCCATACGGGTCACGGCCTACGTAGGCAATTCCAGCCTTGGCATCAAGTACTACCATCGCAAATACACCATCGAGGCTCTGGAAAAATGTCTTGGCATCGGTCTGAACACCGAGTCTCTGAAACAGAGGACCTAGAACAGAACAATCAGAGCCACGTACATCAATAGAAAACTGATTAGCCAGCTCCTTCCAGTTATAGATTTCTCCATTACAAATCCAAACAAGATTGTTCTTCTGCATTGGTTGCATTCCATCAGGACTTAGACCATTGATGGCAAGACGCGTAAATCCTAGCTGAAACGTCGGATCTTCGATAATTCTTGCTCCTTCAGGTCCACGGGCAGAAAGTTGTTTTACAAGACCTTCTGATTTTTCCTTGGGATAAGGCTTTCCAAGAACTGCCCAGATACCACACATTCTGTATAATTATCTTATGAATATGTTTAGACCTTTGTATAAATCTTCAATTATATGATATAAAATTGAATTATTTATAATTTATATTAGAAGATAAAATGGAGGTAAAAGATATAGATATTAATTCACTATATGTATCTGAACTAAATGTCCGTAAGATTTTAACTTCAGATGAAGATGAAACTGGTATCAGTGATCTTGCAAATGACATCCGAAGTAATGGACTAATTAATCCTATTACTGTAAGAAAGAGTATGAATAAATATGAGATTATAGCAGGTCAGCGACGATATTTAGCATGTAAAATGCTAAAACGGTCAACAATTCCGTGTAGTATTGTTGATGTATCTACACAAAAAGCTGAAGAGTTGAGTCTTGTTGAAAATATTCAACGTAATCCTATGACAAATTCGGATAAGATAAAAACGTACACTAAATTATATAATGTATATAATAAAGATATTGATAAAGTTATTAATGCTGTTAATATTTCAAAGGCCACGTTGGTTAAATATATTAAACTTAGCACACTTCCAGAAGCGGTTATTAAATTACTAGATACAACTGGTGATGAAAAAATTACCATTGATGTAGCGGTTGAATTAACAAAACTTCCAGATGGTGTGAACAAACTACAGTTGGTTAAGAATATTCAAACACTAACTTCGACCCAGAAGATTTCGGCAATTAAGGATTTTATTAGGAATGACTGTTCAGATGCGGAAGATATTAATGATATAAAAGATGATATTGCAATACAACAAAATAATATTATCCTAGCCCCTTCATATCCTTATGTTAAAGATGAAAATGGGAAAAATGTTCGGATACCACAAAATCTATTTGCTGATATTATTGCACTAATTAAATCAAAAACGGGTGGAATATTGGAATATGTTTAGACCAACAACTCATTCAGGAATCATTTCATATTTGGTTATACATTCTTCTAATTCATTTCGGTCGATATCATCTTTTTTCTGTAGCACAGCAAATGTATCTTCAATACCCTTTACTGTAAAGAATTTCTCAACAATAGAATAATAACTTCTTATTGAATAATCATGTATTAGAATATTTGTATTGGCACCTATGTAATCATACGCCTTACATGTACATGCTACACGAAAACGTCCGTCGATTAAAATCATATCGAATGTGTTGGGAGGATAGGATGTAATTACATCTGAATATTTGGGAAACATATTAGATTTTGTACTATCTGTCGGATAACTATAGTGATCACTTGCATTATAATCAATGTGATGAAATACCAATTTACCAGACTCTACCGCGGTTTTAATTGGCGTTGCTTTCTTACATTTGGTAATCCACGATTGCAATCCTTCAACTGACGCCATATAATTGATAGTTGGACGTAAGGATGCAATATAGGTACTTCCCCCGCATCCATATTCTAAATAATTTTTAGTAATATCTAAATAACTATTAAATAAATTAATTTCCACATCAGACATAATAGGTTTTAAAGCTACATTTTGCACAATGTGTTTTTTAAAAGATATCATTTATATACAGTACATCTAATAAATAATAAATCAAAATAAGACGCAAAATAATGCGGAGTATAGTAGAATGCCTCTAGATGCCAGTGATAGACTACGCAAAATTCAAGAAATAGCCTTATTTCAGGGTTATACTATTAAACAACAAACCCTTCAACCCGGTGTAAATGTAAGCACTTGTTCTGGGTTTTACAACACCACAACAAAACATGTATATACTGATTATGCATATAAGGCAAGTATTGAAGAAGGTTTATCATATTTTAGCACATGTCGTGGTTAGATATACAACCGCATAAAGATTTATAATTTTATAATATACATATATATTATAAAATGTCAAATATAAAATCAAAAGAAGAGCGTGTCAAGGAGAGTATTACGATTCTAAATAAGATTAAGGGGCTTGGAATCAATCCCACAGACCCTGGCTTTCGTGATTTAAGCATTCAATTTAGTGATTGGGTAAAGGGAGAAGAATCTTGGACAGGAGAAATTGAATTTTGCAGACATCAAAGAACCGCAAAAGTTCATCTTCCTATTGAAAAAGGAAAAACGGCTACTTGTAATCTAATTGTTTGGAAAGAAGTACGTGATTCTATAAACAATATGACGTAACAGGAATGAATGCTTGAGGAAAACAATCATCATTATACGTATTTAGATTATATATTTCAAGAGATGGATTCCAAATTTTAGCCCAGTCTGAAAGTGTAGACGATGTTTTTATTACATAATCGCAACGACTCAGTATTAAACTATCTATAATTGCTTCTTTTGCATGTTCATTTGTACAATTGCCGCTTGTATGTATAGGTGTATCTATACCTTTTGCAGAATCACTAAATATGAATGTATATTTGGAATTATAACATCGCTGTTTAAATATTTCTATAAATTCATAATTATCCGATGTAATAAAAATAGTACGAAACTCTTCATTTTTTATAAGAAATGAATTTACATTTTCTATAAAATCATGATTCGATATATATGTAGATTCCCCACAGAATTTATCAGTTCCTCTATAATGAATACCAAGTGTTTTTGATATAAATGTATCTGCCACTTTATTTACAGCTTGGATAATTTCGGTTGGAAGTTCAAAATATTCAAAAAACATATCATGCGCAAGTTGAAAGTTTCCTTTATAGTGAAATGCGTATTGTTTTTTTAAAGTCATAAATTGTAAATTAAAATATATTTCAGTATTATTGTTATTTTTTCTACTTTTTATTATATGAGGAAATAAATTTCCGTAATATTCAGTATGTATAAACCATTCAGGTGTTATATTATGTTGTTTTAAGAATGGAAGAATTTCCAATATCCATGTCATAGCGCAACCAAATAATCCACCAGGAATATTTATATCTATAATTCTATATACTTCATTTGACATATAGAATATTGTGCATCAAGATTTAGATACTATTTTCAACACATATAATAGATTGAAGATAGAATGTTACATTATATCACAGAACATGATATATATTCATTATTTGAAAAATATCCACCCGATGATTTTGGAACGAATCTATCGATTGAACATGATGATGATATTAAAAAATATCTTGGAGGAGATAAAAATCATTTATATAGCCCGAGAAGAAAACATTGGGCGAAAGTTTATGCAAATGAGTTTAATTTAGAACATGGAGCAACAATAAAATTTTATGAAGATGGCTATCGCAATGAAGGGCTATATTTTTGGGATGCATTCAATTCTACGATTTTAGAACCATTTTATGAGATAGATGAGTATGGGAGTGTCCCTCCAAGATTTGTTGTAGGAAATGGTGATTTTTCACCCGATTCATTTTCTAGTGTAGAACACAATAGTATTGTATTTCCTAGTATATCTCTTATGCATGAAATAAAACAATTATATGCAGATAATAAAAATAGCGATACTATAAAAATAAATATAAATGGAGAAATATACACAATACGCCCAGCATATGAATATTATGCGAATAATAAACAATTTAATGTAAAAACATTTGATTTTAATAATTTTGTTCTAGATAATGACCAAGAAGTAAATGACCCCAAATCATTCGTGCTAATTCCCTCTGAGCCACAATGGCGTGATGATGTAGATACTAAAAATAGAAAACTCAAAGGAATTACGAGAAACCGTTATAAACAATCATTGCTAAAAAATAATACAACCAAAGAATTAAGAAATATCTATGAAATGGCTCCTCCTATGCCAGGAATGTCTATGGGAGGCCCTCTATATCAAGAAGCTCTAGAACAATGGCAACGAAATACAAAACAAGGAGGCTATAAAACCAAAACTAAAAAGAAGAACCGTAAATCCAAGCGCAGAAACTAATACGAGAAAAGTAAAGATGCACGACCTCCATAAATCTTTAAAATATTATACGTTTCTGCCCAACAGTAAATAAAGACTCGTTGACTTTGACTCAATCCAAAACGTAATTCTTTTTTCATAATACGATTCATATTTCCTTCTCCCATAACAACGGAAGGAGGAGTATAACCAGAATTTATACCAAATGGCATACAATACATATAGCGATTATGCCAAGGACTCTTACGCTCTTCTAAACTCGGTAATATACTTCTATACAAGGCACAGTTCTCTGTGCTTGTACGGACATACGAGCCTTCATAAATGAATTCTATAAGCGTAAATGGCTCTGAGCCTCGTGTAGAAAATCCTGGTTTCAAAGCTCCACTATACGAATTCAATCCAGAACAATCTGGCCACCATAGAGCACCATCATTGCCACTTAAATCACGTGTTGCCAAAAAGAAGGCATTATATGCATTTGCGGAATAATTCTGTGCCATAAAGAACATATGACGAATGGGATTTTGTAGTTCGAGAGGAATTTGATAATAGGGCGCTCGTTGTGTATCCTTAGGAGCAATAGAAAGATGTTGTACAATAGGTATTTCAATATCGGCAAGACGAAAACGATTCGCTTCTGGTTTATCTAAATATACATATTCTGCAAGTAAATATGTATCGCCCAATGAAAATGTTTGTGGCATATTTACACCATAAATCGCAGATACCTTCGAAGGAGATGAAAGGCCTGGAACAACGGCACCAGATATATCCGTTTTATAGAAAGGACTTCCTGCCATAGGCCATAAAGCAGAGCCATCTGCTACAGATACCACACCAGAAGTAGAATTTGTATAATATAAACTTGTAATGGGTCGGAATTGAATACTAATATTTACTTGGTCTACATGCAGACTATCAATGGGAAGTGCAGCCCCTAAATCGCCTCTAGAAAACCAAAATGGCAATGGAACAATGACTTGTGTAGGTGTAGAAGTATTTCCAAGACTTGTTTGTGTAAATCCATTTTGCACACGTCCAATCATTGTATTTACATCTTGTACCTTTTCAAGAGGCGTATTGAATTCATCCAAAACTTCTAGAAGACGACTATCCAACGTTTCTACTGTATTTCCGCCGATAGTTACACTAGCACTTTGTACCAAGGCATGACCGATGCTATTTGTCCAGCCGAAGGATGGTCCAATAAATCCTTGCGCGGTTCGTGCCGTTGATTGTGCAGTATAAATATCGGGCAATGTAGAAACTAAATATAAACGAGTAATAAGTTCACCTTTTTTCAATAAACGACAAACTGCCGTCTGATTCAATTGGGGAATTTGTTGAAAATCCAATCGTTGCCACTGTGTTGTCATTCGCCCCACTCGATGTAATATACGAACATAGGCAGATATATTAATATTTTTAGGAAGCAATCGTTCATCTTGAATTCCACTATGTAAAAGGCGAACCACAGAGGCTACCATATCTAACTAGGAAGAGTAAACTCTTAGACCAGTGATTTATCACGCATCAGTAGAACATGCAACGTACATACAGTTTAAAAGTAGAACGTTTACCTGCCGAAAAACTTGTATTTTCTGCAAATATAACAACAAATTCAAAACCACCTGCAGTCATCGACCTTCGTACAAATCCTTCTATGCCTCCAGTTGTTGATCAAGGAAAATTAGGAAGTTGTACAGCAAATGCATTATGTGCCGCATATGAATATGATTCACCTGGATTTATTGGTTCAAGGCTTTTCTTGTATTATAATGAACGCGTACTAGAACATACTGTAACCCAAGATTGTGGGGCTACACTTTCAGACGGAGTACAATGTTTGCAAAAATATGGTTTATGTCCCGAAACAAACTGGCCATATGATATAACAAAATTTAATGTAAAACCAACCACACAATGTTATACAAATGCTCTTAAACAAAGAGCTGTAAAGGTAGGCAATGTGCAAACAACTCTACAGTCTATGAAAGCCAGTTTACAAGCAGGTCTACCCTTTGTGGTTGGAATAAAAGTATATTCATCATTTGAAAGTCAAACAACCGCAAATACGGGTATTGTTTCTATGCCAGCCTCCCATGAAACCTGTCTTGGTGGTCACGCAGTATTAGTATGCGGTTATAATGATAATAGTGGTCAGTGGATTGTAAGAAATAGTTGGGGGGCTTCATGGGGAGATAAAGGATATTTTTATCTCCCCTATGCATATCTAGAAAGTTCTACGCTTGCATCAGATGCTTGGAATATTCAGTCTGTTTCTTTTAAACCACGCATTTATAATGTAAAATTAGTACGTCCCTCTATAGTAGAATTAAAAAATAAACCGATTATTGTAACGAAATTTCCTAGCACTGTTGATTTTCGTACCTTATATCCTTCTAAGATGAATCCAGTATATAATCAGGGCTCATTAGGAAGTTGCACAGCAAATGCATTATGTTCTGCTTATTCATTTGTTGATTCTTCGGATGTTTTCTTAGGTTCTCGTTTATTTTTATATTATAATGAACGTATGCGACAAGGAGATAAGGTATCGAAGAAAAAAACTATAGTAGAAGATAATGGCTCATCTCTCATCAACGGAATTATTTGTTTAAAAAAATACGGGCTTTGTTCAGAAACAGTATGGCCTTATATAGTATCTCAATATTCCATACGGCCTCCGCAATCATGCTATAAAAGCGCTTTATCCTATAAAAGTACCGATTATCATGGGGTACAACAATCTCTTTCTTCTATACAAGGAACATTAGCAAGTGGCCTTCCAATTATAATTGGAATATATGTATATGCATCCTTTGAATCAAAAACGGCAGTAATGACTGGATATATACCGATGCCAAATTTAAATAGTGAACAATTATTGGGGGGGCATGCTGTATTATTATGTGGCTATGATATGACAAAAACATATCCTGCAAACCCTGAAAATCCTACAGCGTGTCCTTCAGGAAACGGTGTATGGATTGTGAAAAATAGTTGGGGAACATCTGTAGGAGATGGAGGATATTGGTATTTACCATTACCCTATTTAACAAATCCCTTTCTAGCAATTGAATTATGGTGCTTATCGGCGGTTTCTAAGTAGTTTGCGCGTTTTACGAATACATCTATTACATTGGCAACTTCCACCACCAGCTATTTTATTCAAACTTTTTGTTAAAACATATATAACATTCTTCTCCCCTAATTTCTGCTCTACATTGACAGATTTTTTCAGCTTAGAAGAACCTGCCGTATTCAGTTTTGTCGCAAGACTTACATCAGGTATATCTTTTGTAATCCATGCACCCACAAGAACAATATTTCCTGAACTAGTATCTAAATTACGTTCTATTACTATATATCGTTGCCCTCTATACATGACATAATCACCATCGCGAAAAGAAATTTCGGCACTTTCTAATTGTCCCCTCATTTCATCTCCTGTTCTTTTTCCGTCAACAAATGGATTTACATCTTGAATGCGATTATAAAAAGCTCGTAGCTCAGGTTCCGTAGATATATATTTATTCGGTTTTGTAACTACGATTTCATAATGACCGTTTCCTCTGTTACATATAATTATACCAGATGTAAAGGAAGGAGGGTTCGCTGGTTCAATAAATGTAACAGTTGGTGGCTCTCCTCTTCTACCACTTGATTTCCCTGTTTCCAATGATACTATATTTATTTTATATAAAAATACTAAGCAAGTAATATGAGAATCCGTTAAAGGTTGGTTGGATAATAATAGAGGTATTAGTTGCGCATCTGTTCGTAATTTATCACGTACTTCAACTACTTCAGAACTCCTTATAAGTTGAGGAAGTAATTCTCTACGAAATATAGAAGATATTTCGTATTTTTGTGCATATGATAATTTACGATATACGGGTGAAACGCCCATTAAAAATGAAATAATTAAACAATCATTGACTCCACCGCCACTATTATAAATCATATGATAGTCAGTATTTAAAAATGAAATATCCTCTCTAAATTTTTCTACAGTTTGGCCAGGATTTAATGATATTAATCTGCTACGAAGAAGTTTTGGTACTTCTAGTAAAAATCTGGTTGCCAAGGGTTCTAATCCACCAGGAACACCAGGACTATCTCTTGGTGTCATAATATCGGGTCCAGTCATATTTACAGCAGTTCGTGTGGCAATCCATGTATTCAATTTATCGATGGTAGAAATATCTAGAGCACCAGAAAAAGTGGGAATAGAACGAACCGGTCTAGAAGATATAGAAGGCCTTTCAATTTGTTTCATAGAAGAAGGTGTAAAGGGATTACCCGATATAGAAGGTCTTTCAACCTGTTTCATAATAGAAGGCTTTTGATTCTCTTTCATAGCAGAAGGTGTAAAGGGATTTCCAGGTGATTTGAGTTTTAATGTTCGGTTTCTTAACTGTATATTATTTTTAGCACGTAATAAAAGAGAACGGGGTATTTTACTAGATATTAAATTGGAATTCGATACTCCAGCATTAATAAGTCCTTTTACATTTTCTAAACTATGAGGAGGTTTGGAGCTAAGAGGAACAGTAGCCGATTTTTGACGTATCAGGGCATTTATAGCATTTTCTTTGGATATTTCAAAACCTCCCATTTCATCTGCTTTTTGTTTTATAAATGCGCGTATTTCAACCGGTGTAGGTCGATACGACATTATATCTATTAAGAGCTGAATAATTTATTAGCAATTCCATTCTCAAATCGTACCCAATTTACACCTATACAATATACAAGCACTTCGAATTCTAAATCTTCTGCCCCATTGGGAGGCTGAACATCAATGCGTAAACGAACATCAGAGGAACGACTTGTATTTATCCAACCAGAAGGATTGTGTTCACCGGGTGAATTGGCAAATGTATAACCATATAGAAACGAATTATATGAAGTAATTCCTCCTTTATGAGCTTTTGCTATATTACGACGGAAATAGTCGCCATGCGCTTCAATCATAGTCATTCCGTTTACTTGAATAGCCCCATAATGTAACATACTTTCTCCAGGAGCATACATTGTCCATTCACTTTCTAGAGCACTGCTGTAATTTGTCCACTCATTGTTTAAGGATACTGCTTTACGACGAATCACCCAAATAATTTCCTCTAAAGGTCCGTTTACTTCTATAGGAAGTTGTAAATAGACAATTCCTCCACCAGAATTTACAACATATTTCTTCGGCTCACTAAAACGAAAGGACTGAACTTCACGAAATATACGTTCAAATGGCGCTTTTAAAAGTGCGGTACGTAGTTTCCCATCCGTAAGCATTCCGTAGGTAAGAAGGCGAGCATCGGCAAAAGAAGGGCTAGAAGCTGATGCAGTAATTATTTGTATTCCAGATGGTCCCTGTAAACTAAATTTTTTACCAAGTGGTGTTTCATCACATGTTGCACGAACACCAGAAGCAATACGTACACAGTCTGCAAAGGGGCGTAATGTAACTTCTACACGAACAGTTTTTTCTCTGCAGGACAATAAGGGAAATCCATTCTGTTGACGTACTCTCTGAAAACTAAATGGAAGAATGCAAGTTATAAAACCATTGGAAGTAGGAAATACTTGTTTGGATGTTTGAAGACTTGGAATAGTAAGCTTACCGTATGCATCTGTACTCAGACCAATCTGCATATTTTTATCCACTCCATATGTATTAAATATATTGGAAAAATCTCCATCTACTGTTTCTAATACTTGGTCGTCGACAATTAGCTCTGCTTTTTGAATAAGTATAGAGCCAAGACTATTTGCATAATACCAAGCCTCTTGAGGATTTACATACGTCAGTGTTCCATTCATAAGCCCTTGTACAATATCGGGTACAAACCAGTGACCTAAGTTTATTTGAAGCGCAACACTAAATAATAAATCACCAGCATTTACAGAGCCGATTTCAAATACAAATTTTTGACCAAAATCTAATGCACCTCTAGGTATAAATTCTTGTAAAACTGGTGTAAACGGAAGTGTGCGACGACTCATTGTTCGAGTAAACCATGATTTTTCGGAATCAAGAGGAAATAGTACATCATCCATTTCATCACGATCGGCCACATCAATAACCGTTGTTTGGTCACCAAGTGGTCTTGTATAGTTCATAGTATCTCCTGAAAGAGGATACTATAAACGGTTCTTCTATTATTTTCGCCAACATATAACTTTTTCCGGGTGTTCCTTTTTATATTCTTTAGATGCGTTAGATTGATTCCCTTCAATATATTCTTTTAATACGGATTTTACATCCGAATACATATTTAGTATGCTCGCCGGTGCTACAAATGGTTTGAATTCTTTTATATCCAATGGAATTGTTCTATATTGTCCAATAATAAATGGTGAACTACTCGGGTCTTTAATTGGCATATTCTAATCCTCCGCGTCTATTTCTTATTTTATAAATTGCCCAACTTTCACAACATGATTTCATAGATACTTGTTTATAACCTAGAACAGGATTTATATTAACATCATTCAAAGAAATAGAAAGCATAGGTCGGTCGGCAGTTGTAAAATTAATTCCTCCTGTAGGCTCACGAATCAAATCTTCTATACGCCAACCACGAGACCAATTCATAATCGCAATATTTTTCAAACTAGTGCGGTCTTCTTTTGCATGACCAACAAGCGTTTGCCATACAGTAGAAGGCCATAATTCTTCACGAGTTTTTCCTGCGATTGTAAGGGATAAATTATTATAGAACTGACCATCGGCGGATGCGGAATTAGAAAAATTCCATAAACGATTTAATTGCATATTTGCCGTATTTCTGAAGTATGTCACAATTCTTTCAACGGTATAATTGGCATCTAAATAACGTACAATAGAAGCGGTAGCACCATTTTCTACAGAACTATAATCCAATTGATTGATATTGAAATCATTATCGAAATATCGAATATATGGTATTTCAATAGTCTCAGTAGCTAGTTTTGCTCGGTCCTCATTATTTAAATATAATTGTTTTGTTCGTAATGTAAGCGTCGGTTGCTTTATAGAATCTCTTGAAATGGCAGGAACAGTAGTGCTTCCTTGTGTAAATATTCCAGACCACGGAGTAGTTAATGGTCCATTGGATTCTACAAGGCGTTCCAAAGGACGTAGAGTTAGACGAAGACGAAATGTCTGGTCTCGTAGGCCACAGAGAGGTAGACCACGGTCACCTAGTATAGAACATCCAATCATAGGAAGTGGCAATTCAAGAACACCAGGTACTGCATTGCGCATAATGCTTAATGTAGAACCGTCATGCATTCCAGCAAGTTGTTGTTTTAAAAGAGCTTGGTTTAAATTACCTTTTGTAAGTGCAGCTGCATACAAGGAATCACCACTTACTTCTTGTAGTAATACTTTTCCTTGGTAAATTTCTATTTTTTCAAATAAAAAATAGGCAATTCCGTTGACATAACCAAATACATTACCACTGCTATCTGTTGTAGAAATCTTACGAGCGTTTGGAATCAATTCTGACGGGAGCCAGGAAGGAAGTTCAATCAATAATGTTGCTTCCATAAGTACATCACCAGGAAGGTCAAATTCAAATTCACAGCGTTGACCAAATTTAGGAGGATTTAGAGGAACTGTCCAGCGTTCTTCAGGAATACAAGCAGGATATCTTTCATAGCTCCAACTAAATGGATGAATAGAATCCTTATCATCATTCATAAAATATTTATCTTTTACTCCACGAGCTACAAGTTCGTAGAGTGAGCCTTCGGCACTTGTTTGTGACCGTTGCATCTCTATTGTTATGAATATAAGAGTTTAGACCAACGGGTATAAACTCTAATAATATAATCCCCGAATTCAGTAATATGGATTTTATATACTTAACATTTATAGTAGTAATATTTATTTTATATTCGATGGATGAACTATTTAGTATAGAATTAGAAGTTGATATGGATGATATTGTTGAGTTTGATAAAGAATATATAGTGCCAAATATTACAATACAACCGTCGCTATTGGGTGGCCGTGGCATATTCGCAATACAGCCATATAAGAGAGGAGATATTATTGAAATATGTCCATGTGTTCGAGTAAATAATAATATGACACGTGGAAGAATAGGAGATTATACATTTCAATACGACGATACTACATCCTTAGTTGTATTTGGTTATGGTTCTATATACAATCATAAGTCTACACCAAATGCATATTATTCCATCGTAAATAAATGTCAGATGGAAATAGTTGCAAAGGAAGATATTCATATAGGTGAGGAAATATGTATAAGTTATGGCGATGAATATTTTGCAAATAGATATCACATAGAAGAAAAAATTTGATGTAGTAAAACATCATAATAAAGTATAATGAATCTTGTTATCGTTGAATCTCCCGCAAAATGCGGGAAGATTCAAGGATTCCTGGGGCCTGGTTTTAAGGTAATAGCATCCATGGGCCATATTCGACATTTGAAGGAGGATTTGGATTCGGTTGGACTTGACAGGGATTTCGAGCCGACGTTTGAGTTTATGATGAAAGACAAGTCGCAGACGATTCAACAACTAAAATCGGCAGGAGCATCGGCAAGCACGGTTTATCTAGCAGCAGACGATGATAGGGAAGGAGAATTGATTGCCTATAGTGTGTGCCTTCTTCTAAAACTCAATCCTGCGACAACTCCTAGAGCCGTATTTCACGAAATTACAGAAACAGCTGTGAAACAGGCCATTCAAAATCCGAGGCGACTGGATATGAATAAGGTTCGCGCAGCGGAGGCAAGGGCTATGTTGGACATGATGATTGGATTTACAATGAGTCCTCTATTGTGGAAAACCGTTGGCCCATCACTATCGGCAGGTCGTTGTCAAACGGCTGCTCTGCGACTCGTATGTGAGCGTGAAGACCAAATTGATTCCTTTGAAAGCAGTGATTCGTGGAAAATCCAAGGCCAATGGACAAATAAGAAGTTTTCTTGGGACGCATCACTGTCGGATGAACTAGAAGATATGGATTCGGCAAATACATATTTAGATATTCATCACGAGGAGCCGAATGGAAAAATCATCAAGGCCGTAACGACACAGTGGTCTGAAAAGGCTCCCTTGCCTCTTATTACAAGTACACTACAACAACAAGCATCTTCACTATTCTTCTCACCGCCAAAAAAGACCATGAATACGGCACAACGTTTATATGAAGCAGGACATATTACGTATATGCGTACAGATAAGGCGGTACTCAGTCAAGAAGCGACTCTTGCCACACAAGACTATGTTACAACTACATTTGGCAAGGAGTATATTGGTGAGCAACAATCACCCCTCAAGAAAACAAAAGCAAAAGCATCCCAACAACAAGACGTAAAAGCACAAGAGGCTCACGAAGCTATTCGGCCGACCCATTTGGAACTTGCAACACTTCCATCTACAGAAGATTGGTCGGCAATTGACAGGAAAATCTATGGTCTCATTTGGTGCAGAACGGTACAGAGTGTAATGGCTCCTGTGCGAGGCGACCAACGAACCATTACAATTGTAGCAGATGGGGATGATGCAGAAGACTTCACTTGGAGAAAATCGTGGCGCAGAACGACGTTTGAAGGATGGCGACGAATAGTCCTCAAAGAAAAATCGGAAGAAGAGCAAGAGAAAGAACAGGACGCAGAAGAAAGCGACTGGCTACTAGCAATATCACTGAAAGAAGGACAGATTGTACAATGGACAACTATGACCGCATCTCCTCACACAACAAAGGCAAAACAGCACTATAATGAAGCAAATCTCATTCATGAACTGGAAACACAAGGCATTGGTCGGCCATCGACATTTGCATCACTGATTTCCACGATTCTTGACAGAGCCTATGTAGAAACAAAGTCATTTCCTTCCAGAGAACATATTGTAACACATCTAACGATTCAACCGATGTCGTGGCCCCCTGAAGAAACGGAGCATACAAGTCAAGTGGGCGGAGAAAAAAATCGTCTTGCTCCCACTGCTCTAGGAAAAAGTGTTCTACAATTTCTTCTACAGCATTTCGAAGACCTATTTCGTTATAATTTTACGGCGCAGATGGAAACGCAACTGGATAAGATTGCGGAAGGCCAGGAGCCATGGAAAAAAGTGCTGAAGGATACATGGAATATGTATAAGGAGCGTTATACGGAACTCAAGACTCTGCCAGGAACATCAAATGAGCGTCGTCGTGTATTTGAAGAATGTATTGGAGTGATTGGAAAGAAAGGGCCACTGCTACTGAAAGAATCAGAGGATGGGGATAAGGATAAAACAGTATTTTATGGATGGCCGACTGGCGTTGGATTTCAAGATATTACGCAAGAACAAGTTACAGAGTTTATTCAAGAAGCGAAACAAATCAATCAGGGAATTGAACTAGGAGAACATGAAGGGTTTCCAGTTTTACGAAAGCAAGGGAAGTTTGGTCATTATGCTTCTTGGAATGGAAAGACAATTAGTTGTACGATGGAAGATACGTTAGAAACAATTGTTGAAAAGTTTGGAAAACAAGCTTCGTTGAAAACGGTTGGTATGTTTGAAATCCGTTCTGGACCATATGGACTTTATATGTTTAAAACGGGTGTAGCAAAACGAGCCTTTGTGGGTGTTCCGAAACATGTGAATTTGGATACGGTGACTGAACAAGAACTTATACCGATATTTCAAGCGGGACTGAAACAAAAAGCAACTGGGTCAGCATATAGTGGCGGCAGAGGCGGTTCTCGTGGTGGATTCAGGGGTCGCGGTCGTGGTGGCTTTAGAGGTCGTGGACAATAAACATTTAATTTCATAGGATGAAAATAAATATTTCTTCTGTTTTTTTATTTTGTTTTTATTAATTTACGCAGTCGCCTTCTTTACTACACGCTTCTTGGGGGCATCCGCTACTACTACGGGCGCAGGCGCAGGTACCTCCTCGGCCTTCGCCTTGCGTACCTTCTTCTCTACCGCGGGGGCAGGGGCTACAACTACGGGCGCACCCTTGCGACGAGCAGAGGCCTCGGCTACGGCGCGCTTGTAGGGGGTCTTGTCGTCTACCTTGCGCATCTCGTCCCATACCTTGCGTACCTCCTCGTGCCACGCCTTTAGCTGTTCAGGGGTCTCACCCTTGGCTAGCTTCTGGCCATCAGCACCTACCTTGGTGCCACGGCGACGACGGCGCGCCTTTAGCTCCTGACGAGCTGCACGCTTTAGCTCCTTGAGGCTCTCCTCGATCTTTCCAATACGCTCAACTAGGCTTAGGTCAACATCAACAGGTAGTACAGTGGTGGCCATTTCTCTTATACCCTTATGTATGTTTATATTAATAGTCCTTTAAACGCACAATTTATTTTTTTTAATCCGCTTCGGGAATTCTAGAAGTGTGTTGTGCGTTTTTCCACGCCTTATAAAGTATCAGCTGTTTATCAGAATCGGTTTTTTCAAGAGCAAATTTAGTAAACATTTCTGTCCAAGATTCTGTTGCCGGACAAATATCGTATGACATATTTCCACGAAATACATTGAGGATAGGTAATAAGCCAGGTATTGTAGTATTTCCTCTTAGATTGGATGCCTTCGATTTAACAGAAAGTTTAATGCATAAGAGCATATCATTATTTAACGTCCAAACAATGGTAGAACTAACTGTACCGGAAAGACCGGAAGGCCAAGGATTGGATGTGCTACGATCATTGAAACCAGTTACAAGAGGGCATTCCGTATTGGAACAGAGAGCTTCTTCAGAAGGAGAAAGAGGAATAAAGTTATAGGTTACAGATGTTTTCACAAGACCATCGGTAACATCGGGACCAGTATTATTAAATTGTACTGTCATATCGACTTGTTGGCCGGCTGTTACAGACTCAGGAACTAGACCGAGTTTTGTGAGCTGGAATATACTACTGGTGTTACAATCTTGGATACTGGCAAGGGCGGCAGCAAAGAGTGTATAGAGAAGGAACATTTATGTGTTTCTATATAGTTAATTGTTTAAGTTTTAGATCTATACACAACGGGTACCAGCTGTTTTGCCACCTTGTATGATAGGTACACATTTTTTACCAGAGGGGCATCCTCCAGAAGGGCAGTCGGCAAAACCTTCCATTAGTCCACAATGACGTTTTAATACATGCACAACAAGTACAAATACAAGAGCGTGTACAATAGCGGCGGGTACACTGGTTTGGCAAGACATAAAAAGGCCCTTAGAACCAGCAGGGAGTGTTAAAAGAATACCGGGTGATAATACAAAGAATAGCGCAGCGAGTAAAAATAACTTCATTTCTATTCATATGATATTTTTTATTTTTATTATAATCAGTTTTATGTGTATACATACACATAAAACGGCCCATCCAAATGTAAATTGGATGGCAAACCGTTTTATGTGTATACATACACATAAAACGGTCTTTGCAGGGGTCGAACCTGCGACTTTCCGGTTAACAGCCGAATGCTCTAACCAACTGAGCTAAAAAACCAAGGAGTTTTATAGCAAATGTCTTACAGACATGAGCTAAAAAACCAAGGAGTTTTATAGCAGACACCTCAAGGACGTGAGCTAAAAAACCAAGATTTATTCTGAAGGGGAATTTTCAGTAAATCTATTTGAACCAGTGCGATTGTTACACATTATATCTTCCCCAATGTTATCGGGCAAAAGAAAATAATTATTTGAACGCACCTTACATGCATGCTTCCGACTAATTTTTTACATACGATTTTATATATTCTTAAAGAAGAGAATATGAGCCGTTATCTTAATTTCAGTACCCTTATCATTAAAGGGAATTTTCAAGTGGCAAGTACAATTACGGTTCCAAAATTATATGTAGATGTATTTAGCACAGGAAATGTAAATACAGGAAATATAGATACCGCTATAATAAATACCGCTTTAATAAGTACAAATACTGTATTAGGAAATATTATATACAGTAGTACTTTAAATGTAAATACAATAAGTACAAATACCTTAACAGGAAATGATTTATATGGTAGTAGTTTAAATGTAAATACAATAAGTACAAATACGGTTAATACACAAACTATAAATGTAGATAATATAAGCACAGGAAATGTAAATACCTATACAATACTCACGGATGTATTATCAGGAAATAATTTAAATATAAATACAATAAGTACAAATACCTTAACAGGAAATAAATTATACAGTAGTACTTTAAATGTAAATACGATAAGTACAAATACCTTAACAGGAAATAAATTATACAGTAGTACTTTAAATGTAAATACGATAAGCACAAATACATTAGTAGGAAATAATTTATACGGCAGTACTTTAAATGTAAATACAATAAGTACAAATACGGTTAATACAAAATATATAAATGTAAATAATATAAGTACAGGAAATGTAAATACCAGTACAATAATCACGAATACATTAACCGGAAATAATTTAAATATAAGTACAATAAGTACAAATACCTTAAAAGGAAATAATTTATACGGCAGTACTTTAAACGTAAATATAATAAGTACAAATAATGTTAATACAAACACTATAAATGTAAATAATATAAGCACAGGAAATGTAAATACCAGTACAATAATCACGAATACATTAACAGGAATTAATTTATATGGCAGTATTTTAACTGTAAGCACAATAAGTACAAATACCTTAACAGGAGATAATATATATGGTAGTAGTTTAAATACAACTATAATTAGTACGAATATTATCAATGTACAATTTATAAATGTAGATAATATAAGCACAGCTGGATTTAGAGGGGAAACAGGTGTACGAGGAGCAACGGGGGTACAAGGAACAACAGGTGTACGAGGATCGACAGGTGTGCAAGGATCAACTGGTGTGCAAGGAGTAACAGGAGTGCAAGGAGCAACAGGAGTAAAAGGGTCAACAGGAGCCCAAGGAGCACAAGGAATACAAGGTTTGAAAGGAACGACAGGAGCAACAGGACCGCGAGGTGTAACAGGAGTGCAAGGTGTAATAGGGCCACCTGGTGAAACAGGAGTGCAAGGTGTAACAGGACCTTCTGGTGGTCCTACAGGTCCTACAGGAGTGCAAGGTGAGCAGGGACCTACAGGACCTTCTGGTGGACCTACGGGACCTACAGGAGTACAGGGATATACAGGTACACAAGGGCCAACAGGAGTGCAAGGAGATACAGGAATTCAAGGAGACACAGGAATTCAGGGAATTGTAGGTCAGCAAGGGGATACTGGAGATACTGGAATTCAGGGTGCGCAAGGAGCAACTGGTGTGCGAGGAACGACGGGTGTAAACGGAGTAACAGGTGGGCGAGGAGCGACAGGTA